ACGCAACTATCCGGCCAAACCAGATAGTTCGCTGGTGGATCGGGTGAGTACGGCGATCGCCTTGGTGGACGAAGAGCACTACTGGCCGGAGGAAAGGGATGCAGTTGAGACCGACATGGCCCGCGCCACAATCCGCGAGGTGGTGGCGTGGTTGATTGATCGAAGACGCGACGATGATTGGCTTGCACCTTTTGAAGAGCTTGCCGAGCTGCTGCAAGAGGAGGCCGATCAATGACACGCCTTATTTCCCCAACCGCCAAAATCATCCGCCAATGGGAAGCCGAATGGGACACCAACGGTGCAGCCCACTGCGACAAGGCCCTCTACATCGCCGCAAAGGCTGCAACATGGGGCGCCAAGTCTGCCATCGAGTGCGCTCTCAAGGACACTGCTTCATGCCACTGGCGCGTTGCTGAGGGTCCTGAAGATGGAGTGCAGCTGGTGCGGGCCAGCGACCTGATGGCCTGGGCTGCTGCTATCGGTAAACGCTATGAGGTTGAAGAATGACTGACTTATCTCTTGCCGCTGATGCGGTATTAGATGCCTACATGCTGCATTGTGGCTGGCTGGACGGCCCTTTGGATCGTGATTACCGCTGCGTTGCCGCCGTCCTCAAAGCACTAGCGGATCAGGTGGTGCCGCACCAGTCCGAGCCCCCCTGTGGTGAAGATGAGCCGTGGCCGCCTAGTTATCAACTGATGATTGATGCCAGATGGGAGCAACGCCAACAAAACCGCTTCGAAATCCTCGCTATTGCTGACGAGTTAGAGAAAGGAGATGGCTAACTACATTGAGGCTCGATTAGCACAATTTCGGGCGGACGCTGAAAAGCAAATTCAATTTCATGCCAATTGCCGTTTATCAATGACTGACCAACAGCGCCCCATCACCCCACCGCCGCACCTGGTCCAGGAATGGTGGGAACAGGCTGACCAGTATCAAGACGATCCAAGAACTTACTTTGACTACGTTGCTACTGAAGCCGCCCAATGGGGCGCCGACCAGGAGCTGAAGGCGTGCTGTGAGTGGCTGGAGGATGTGGACTGCGACGATCCGCAGGAAACTGCAAAGCACCTCCGTGCCGCCCGCCGCCCCAAGCTGCCGAGCTTGAAGGAGCAGGCCCAGCAGGCGCTGGGCAGGTTCAGCGCCAACGCTCACATAAACGCAGACGAGATGGTGACTGACTTTGAGCTGCTGCGCCGCGCAGTGGAGAAGCTCGATGACTGACCGCCCCATCACCCCACCGCCGGAGCTGGTACGCCAATGGTTACTGGAGTATTACGGCGGCGATCTTGGGGAAGTGAGCCCCGAAGACATGTACGTCGCTAGGTGTGCCGCCCAGTGGGGCTACGAGCAGCACGAAAGGGAGCTGCTCGACGCTATGCACTCCATAGTGCCGCAGCCTTACGAACCAGAAGCCGAGTAGTCACCTTCGCTATTTGGGGTGCCCGGTGGCTGGTCCTCACGAGGTGCCAGCCTCACCGCTGCCGGGCGCAGCGGACGCCTTGAGACCAAAAGGAAACAAGGCGCTAACCCTAACCAGCACCAGCTGGCCCATGCGGTTGTAACGAAATGCGACAGCCCGGCTTGCTACCGGGCTTCTGTTGTGCAACACTAAGGGCAAGCCCGCCCCGGCGAGCCCTCCATTACTGATTAACAATGCAAGATCCACTTCAAGTCCACTTCGACCGCTCCAAACTCAGCCCTTGGTACTTCGCCGTTAGCTGGGCTCGCATCCAGCTTGAGCAAAAGATCGAGCAGTTCAAAGACTGGGGATTCACCACCAGCTACGACGAGATCCAGCTGGAGCGTCTGCTCGACCTAGAACAGTTTCTGAAAATGACCTGGGACGAGCGCATGGAAGCCCTCAGCACCAGCCAAGCTGCACAGGAGATCCAATGAGCCAGGTACTTGACATTGAAGAGTTGCGATTTGAAGGTGACCATCTTGTTGTCGATGCCGTTGTTGACGACATGGTTCTGGTCTATGCGCAGACGCAGCTCGACCCGCCCGAGTGGGGGCCTGCCCTGTGCCGAGGCACCCTCTACCTTTCAGATGAAGACCTGATCCCAGCAACAGATGCCGAACTCCGGGCCATGCTCACAGATCGGATCGACGACTGGGCTCCAATCGACACGTCTGATTGGGACGTCTGAAGCTCGTGACCTACGTAACCAAGACGACTATGACGACTGGGAAGTAGGTCTAGAGCCCATACCTGGGGATACGCACTGGGTCAGGGTTCGCACCTTGACCCAGCTTTATCGCCACCTCATCTACGTATTCGCCACCAGCGACACCATCAGCTCCACTCGACTTGCACAGCTGGCGATCCACGAGATTCTCAAGTTGAGACTCACGGATCTCACCCGGATACGCCAGCAAGATCCCAACTACTTCGCATGACCGACTGGTACGCCGACTACTACCGCCAATCGCGGGGCTACAACGACAACGACATGCGTGAGCTGCGCAGCGTTCCACGCAAGCCCTCGACTGAGGTGCCGGACGTTTTCAAGCACAGATTTGCTGATCCAGCTGAGTACGATGCCTGGGTCGAAGAGCGCCGTCGCCTCTACTTCGACTGAACTTGATCCAACACGAATGACTGAAACTTCAATGGTTCCCTTCTACCGCTCCTATCTGCTGGGCGGGAAGCTGGTGTACCTCGATAAGTTGTCCGAGCTGTCCGATAGCGAGCTGAACATGCTCAACATCGAGACCATGGCTTCCCTGGATGAAGCCCGTCGTGACTACGACGCCATCGAAAATAAGCAGACCGAGGAGGGCGGTTCTGTCTACCGCCGCCTCAAGGTGGCTGGCTATTTCCAGGCCGCCATCAAGCTGGAGCTTCAAAACTGAGCTTCCCCTACTACACTGCACCCGTTCTTACTCATGAGCATGTACGTCCTCTCTGAATCCCAGTTTGATCAAATCTCCAAAGCACTCGAAGCAGCACGCTTTGCTCTGGAGACGTCCCAGCACGTTCAGCTGGATCTGACTAAGCCCAAGCAGACTATCCCTCTGCCCACTGGCGAGAAAATTGTCCGGGCAACGTCCGTACAAAAAGCGAAGTCTCAAAGTAAGACTCATAAGTCCAGCCGCAAGGGCAAGCGTGGTGTGGCGGTGCTGAACGAGGGGCAGGTGTTGGAAATTAAGCGGCAGATCGCGTCTGGTGGGAAGTCCGTCGCAAAAATTGCTCGTGACTTTGGCGTTCACGTCACCACCATCAACTGCATCAAGTCCGGCAAGACTTGGAAGCATGTGGCGCTCCAGCAGCCCACTCCGGTTGTGGTGGCTGACTGATGGGTGTACTACAGCACGGTCACGCTACTAGCGCGGGTCAGTCGCCGACTTACAAGTCGTGGGTTGCGATGCGTCAGCGGTGTCAAAAGCCTGGAGTTAAGGGCTACCACAATTACGGCGGCGCTGGCGTTCGCGTGTGCCCAAGATGGAACTCATTTGAGAACTTTCTTGCGGATATGGGCGAACGGCCTGCGGGAACTACCTTGGGCCGTATTGGGGACATAGGTAATTACGAGCCAGGTAACTGCGCTTGGCAAACAACCAAAGAGCAAGCAAAGCCTGGGTCTAGGAATTACCAATCAAAACTTACTGAAGAGCAAGTTTTGTGCGCTAGGGCGCTTTATGAGCCCGGTAAACGGAATGGGTACTCTTTAACCAACATGGCTAAAGACTTAGGTGTACGCAAGGGCACTTTGGGTAAAGCCGTTTCCGGTTTTAGTTGGGAGCATATCTGATGGTTCTTTGTGATCATGAGATCCACAACTTGGCACGCAGAGGTTTAGTGACACCTTTCCAGGCAGAGCTTGTTAATCCTGCGTCGTTAGATGTTCGACTAGGTGAAAATCTTCTAGTCGAACTGCCTACGACATCTACCCTCGTTCCCTACTCCATTGCTGGGCATACGAAGGAAAAACCTTTCATGCTCCAGCCCCATGAATTCATACTTTCGGAAACTGCGGAGGAGTTCAGCTTCCCGGATTGTGTCGCTGGGCAGCTGGCGCTGAAGTCGAGTCGTGCCAGGGAAGGGATTGAGCATCTGCTTGCCGGGTACATCGACCCTGGGTACAAGGGGCGGCTAACGCTGGAACTGCAAAACGCTAGGTCCATGCACGCTGTCCCGTTGTGGCCGGGTATGCGCATCGCGCAGATTGTGTTCCACAAGATGTCGATGCTGCCCGGTAAGAGCTACTCGGTAACTGGTCGCTATCACGGCGACACTGCTGTTCAGGCTTCCAAAGGATGAGCGATCCAGTGAATCAGCCCAGCCATTACACGGCTGGAAGCGTCGAGGTGATCGACGTAATCGAGGATTGGGTAAAGCACGCTCCCGATGCTGTAGTTGGTGGCTTGCAGTGGCAGGTCATTAAATACGTCAGTCGGGCGTGGCTTAAGAAGGATCCCTACGAGGATTTCCGCAAAGCCCGCTGGTATCTGAACCGCTTGATTAACACCTTGGCAACGGAGCCCTATCAGAACCGATGAGGTACTGGTGGCGGATTGTCGCCAAGGCGTTGGGTGAGAAGGCGCACCAGCACAGTCGGATTGCTGATCAGGTTGCACTGGTGCGCTTTTGTATCCTGCTGGCTTACATGACTACAAACATTTTCATTTGCGCAGGAGTTATCAGGCACTGGCATGACTGAAACCGTCAAGTTGATCCACTGCACGCCCGATGCTGAGAAGCTCATCGTCAAGATGGCGCGGGTCAGCAATCCCAGTAATCAAGACAACTGGGATACGGGGCCGAAACTACTTCAGTACCTGATTAAGCATCGGCATTGGAGCCCTTTTGAGATGGCTTCGATGTGCGTTGAAATTCATACTGAGCGAGATATTGCGGCACAAATTTTGCGTCACAGGTCGTTCTCGTTCCAAGAATTTTCAACACGTTATGCCAGAACTTCTGCGGCGGAAATTCCACGCTTTAGGAGGCAAGACGAAAAAAATAGGCAGGCCAGTCACGATGATTTGTCGCCCCAGCAGCAAAGTGAGATGGAGTTAAAAGCTGCGGATGTGATTGCCAGAGGGTATCGGGTGTACTGGGAGTTACTGGAGCAAGGCGTAGCTAAGGAAACGGCACGCAGGATCTTGCCGTTGTGTACCCCGACAGTGATGTACATGCACGGTACTTTGCGCTCTTGGCTCCATTACATAGACGTGCGGACAGACCCTGGAACTCAGGAAGAACACAGGTTGATTGCTATGCAGTGCAAGCAGATCTTTACCGATAACTTTCCAGTTATTTCGGAGGCTGCCTTCGGTGAGATGCGCTAAATGCGATTACGAAAGGATTGATGTAGATCGCACTTGTCGGGATACGGCAGAGTCGATACTTAGAAAACGTAAGTGTCCCAGCTGTGGGCACAGTGTTTTCACCATTGAAGTTGAGTTACCTGATGGTGCAGCACAACATGATCACAAACGTGTTATGCGGCGCCTACCTGGATTTTTACGTGTTCATTTTTCGTGATGGCAGTCACAATCAACAGCAGGCCGTGCCAGCAGTGCGGCAAGCACACAACTAATCCAGTGTTGTGTATGAGGTGTTATCGCTCCAGTGCTGCTGGCCTGGAGGAGATTCGGATGGATCGGTTGCGCCAGAATTACAAGCCTCAGCCGGATGGCGGCCCATGCAAAAACTGCATACATTGGAAGGCGAGATGCTTGCTTGGGTTTCCCGAGGGTGGGACACTCGCGGCGGCTGTGCTTTGTTCCGCCAGGGAGGTTGACAGCCTGCTAGAGTAGTAGGGTACACGCCCTACCAGGCATGACAATCCTTCAAGGCATCAAGCATCTATCCACGCTTGATGATGCTTCATTTGTTGCGTTTGATGTTGAGACCACCGGGCTCCAGCCGAAGTTCGGCGGTCTCCGTCTTTTGCAGTTGGCGACTTTTGGTAAGCCTCCAGTAGTACTGGACTGCTGGAGTTTCAGCGACGAAGACTGGATTACGCTCGAAGAGTTCTGCAGCGTTTCGCGGCAGTGGCTGGCGCACAACGCGGTGTTTGATCTCGGGTGGCTCCAGGAGCACGAGATCTATCCCGA